CTTCTCCATGCGCCACATGGTTGTTCTGGAAATTCCCCCGAGAAGCTCCCTGGCTTCGTCGATTGAATAACCGCGGTTTATTGTTTGCTGAGTTTTCATTCTAATACCTTTTACTCCTATATGTTCAAACGCGTTTCGCGGCTCTAATTGTATCCGATTTTTCTGGTCTTGGTAATGTCTGGTTAAAATAATTACCTCAGAGGTATTGCAATCTGCTTTTTGATGCCCTACAGTTTACCCCGTTGGTAATACTTAACCCTTAAACGGTAAACACCTGGAGGTGCCTCATGGCTCACATGATTGATCTTTCCAACGAACGCGAAAACATGGCTTACGTCGGCCGCCGTCCCTGGCATGGCCTTGGCAATGAGCTTACCCCTGGCGCCGATCTTGATGTGTGGCGCGTCGAGGCCGGGCTTGACTGGTCGGTTAACCGCTCCACCGTCCGCTTCGATACTGACGAGGAGGGTGAAACCGAGGGCACTATGACCGACCGCGATGTGCTCTGGCGCTCGGATAACCAGAAAGCGCTGTCTGTCGTGTCGTCTGGTTATAAGGTTTTGCAGCCGGGTGCCGCGCTCGAGTTTTTCCGCGAGTTCGTCGCTGCCGGCGATATGGAAATCGAAACCGCCGGTTCTCTCGATGATGGCCGCCGCATCTGGGCGCTGGCCCGTATCGGCGAAGACTTCACGCTTATGGGTCAGGACCGCGTCTCTGGCTTCCTGCTGCTGGCTACGTCGTTTGATGGGTCTATGGCCACCACGGCGAAATTCACCACGGTTCGCGTCGTCTGCCAAAACACCCTTCACATGGCCGATACTATGGGCAACCAGCCGACTGTCCGGGTTCCTCACTCCACGTCGTTCGACGAAGACCGCGTTAAAACGGCGCTCGGTATCCGCGAGAGCGCCTGGGCTGATTTCGGCGACCTCGCCGATGAACTAGCCCGCACACGGGTGTCTCCGATGGATGCCCGCCGCTGGTTGATTGATGCGTTTGGCGACCCGTCCAAGGGTGTCGATGAACAGTCTGAGGATGCCGCTCGCTTGATGCAGCGGGTTTGGGGTTCTGTTCAGGACTCGCCCGGCTCTAACCTCCGCTCCGCCGGTGGTACGGCGTGGGGTCTGGTTAACGGCGCGACGCATTACCTTGACCATGCCCGCAAATACCGCTCCGACAATAATCGCCTGTCTTCTAACTGGTTCGGCGAAGGTGCCAAGCTTAAGCAGCGCGCGCTCCGGTCTGCCTTGAAGATGGTTGCCTGATGGAATCCCCTGATAACAACTGCGAACGGTCGGCGCCTTGCGCTGGCCGTCGCCGGGAGCCTGAGTTCTCGCCGTTGCCTGCCCTGTGCTTTTTCATGCTGTATGGGTTCGTCTGCGGCGCGTTCCTTGGCTGGTTTGCTTGCCGCATTTATGGAGGCTAATTCGATGATGGCAAAACGCATGCCGCTGTGGCGGATCGTAAAAAATCAGGAAAAGCGTCGTAACCGCCGCAACCGCCGGTCACATCGCGCGCCGGTCGATCTGGTCGGCGCCCTGTTGTTCATGCTCTTTTTTGTCGCGGTTCATTCCTGCGTCACTTTCGTTTAATAGGAGGATAATCATGCTTACTGCTGAACAGATTAAACAGCGTCGCCTCGGAATTGGCGGCTCGGATGTGGCGGCGATTATGGGCTTGTCGCCCTGGACTACGCCGCTTGATGTGTACCTTGAAAAGCTCGGCGAGTCGACGGATATGGTCGATGATAGCGTCGACACGCCTATCTATTGGGGCAACGTGCTTGAGGATGTTGTCGCTAACGAATACGCCGCGCGTACCGGCTACAAGGTGCAGCGTCGTAACGAGCCACGGCTGCACCCTTCTCTGTCTATCGCGCGCGCCAACCTTGACCGCATCGTCGTGTCTCACCCTGATGGCCCTGGTGTGCTCGAATGCAAAACGGCGGGGCGTCGCTCGGATGATTGGGGTGAGCCTGGTACGGATGAAATCCCGCAATACTACCTGACTCAGGTGGTTCATTACTTGGCTGTGACCGGGTATGCATGGGCTGATCTGGCGGTGTTGTTCCTCGGTGATCGCCAGTTCGCCGTCTACCATATCCGCCGGGATGATGAACTTATCCAGTCGATCCTTGATATTGAGAAATCCTGGTGGCGCGATCATGTCGAGGCGCGCGTCCCGCCCGAGCCTATGTCTGCCGACGACCTGCTTAAACGCTGGCCGCGCGATACCGCCGGCGAGGTTGTTGCTTCGCCTGCGGTGGAGCAGTCCGTTATTGATCTGCGGGCTGTCCGCGCGGAGGAAAAAGTCATTGCTGATCGGCGGAATGAGCTTGAGTTCGGTATAAAAACCGCCATGGCTGATGCGTCGGTGCTGGTTGCTCCGTCCGGGAAGCCGCTTGTTACCTGGAAGGCGGCTAAAGACTCTACCCGCACTGACTGGAAGGGTCTGGCGAATAACCTGCTTGAAAAACTCCCGCCCGATGAGCGCGATTCCGCACTTGCCGGGTTCACTTTTGTTTCCGCCGGCTCTCGCCGGTTCCTGCTCAAAAAATAGGAGGCTGCTATGTCTGCCAATTCCGCTACTGTACACAATCCCTTTTCTGCCCCTGGTTCTACGGCCGCATCGTCTGTCGATTGTTCTGCGGTTGCCCGTTCTGATATGGAGCGCGCAGCGCGTGAGGTCGAGTCTGCCATTGCTATCGCCAAACGGTTCCCGCGCGACCAGATGGCCGCTATGGACCGCATCATCCAGGCGTGCACCCGCATCTCGCTGGCCGAGCACTCGCTATATGCTTACCCTCGCGGCTCCGAAATGGTAACGGGTCCGTCTATCCGCCTGGCTGAGGCCGTTGCTCAGAACTGGGGAAATCTACAGTTCGGCATCCGCGAGCTTTCGCAGTCTAGCGGCTCCTCTACCGTCGAGGCGTTCGCTTGGGATGTTGAAACGAATGTTCGCCAGACGAAGGTGTTCCAGGTCGCACACGTTCGCCATACGCGCCGCGGCCAGTATAAGCTCGAAGACCCGCGAGACATTTATGAAATGGTCGCCAATCAGGGCGCCCGTCGTCTGCGCGCCTGCATTCTCGGCGTTATCCCTGGCGATGTAATCGACGGCGCCGTTCGCCAGTGCGAGGTGACTATAAAGAACGCTGCTGGCGCCCCGGCCGAGCAGATCGAAAAACTGGTGGAGGCGTTCGAGCCGCTCGGTGTGACCAGTGAAATGCTGGTGCGTCGCCTCGGGCACCACCTTGATTCGGTTATTGCGGCCGAGGTACTTAGCCTGCGCAAAATATACCAGTCGATAACGGACGGCATGGCTGCGGTCGGCGAGTTTTTTGAGGTTGAGGCGCTTGCGGCTGCCGGCGACTCCGCGCCGAAAAAAGGGGCGGCGGCTTTGAAGGCGAAGGTTTCGGGCGCAGCCGAGGGTTCCGCCAAAGGTTCTCGCAAAAAGCCGGCGGGTAAAGCCAAAGGGAAAACCGAAGAGCCTACCGATTCCGGTGAAAGCGATCCTGTCGGCGATCATGTGCCAACATTCAGCTTTGCCGAGGTTGCCGATGCGTTGAATAAAGCCGCGGACGCCGACGCGCTTGCCCTGGCGGCGGATATGATTGGCGGCGTTGACGACCAGGGTCAGCGCGAGGAATTGTCCGCGCTGTACGAGTCGCGCCGCGCCGAAATCGAGTCATAGCGTTCTAGCGCCCTGGCGTAACCTCCTCCGGTCCCCGCCGGCCAGGGAAATAGGGGCGCGAGTTCCGGCGCGTACCGACAAGGCTGGCCCGGCCTTCTGGAGCAGGGTTTTTAATCAAAAAAAAGGATCAATCGAAATGGCAAGAGGTGTGAATAAGGTGATTTTGGTCGGCAACCTGGGTGCCGATCCCGAGGTGAAATACATGCCGAACGGAAACGCGGTGGCGAACGTAACGGTCGCTACCTCCGAAACCTGGAAGGATAAAAATACCGGCGAGGCCAAAGAAAAAACCGAATGGCATCGAGTAGTTTTCTTTCGCCGGCTGGCTGAGGTCGTCGGCGAATACCTCACGAAAGGTTCGAAGGTCTACGTCGAAGGAAAGCTGCAAACCCGTAAATGGCAGGACAATAACGGGGTCGACCGATATACCACCGAGATTATCGCCAACGAAATGCAGATGCTTGGTGGTCGCAGCAATGGCGGTGGGGCGTCTTCCGCTGGCCCGGCTTCGCGTCCTGCGGCTGCTGCG